ATAACACTGTATAGTACATAATATGTGCTGTACAAATTTAGGCACAATGCAATAGGCAAATATAAGGAGGCACAACTATGGCATCATTAGCAGAAATTAGAGCTAAACTTAAAGAACAAGAAGCCAACACTGGCGGAAACAGAGGACCAAGCGGTCCTAACCCAATCTACCCATTTTGGAATATTAAAGAAGGCGCAAGTGCAATACTGCGGTTCCTTCCTGATGGAGATCAAGACAATACATTCTTTTGGAAAGAACGTTTGATGATCAAACTTCCTTTTGCAGGAATAAAAGGCGAAACTGACTCGCGTCCAGTACAAGTACAGATTCCTTGTATGGAAATGTATGGCGACAGCTGTTCAATCCTACAGGAAGTACGTGGTTGGTTTAAAGATTCAAGTCTTGAAGATATGGGTCGCAAGTATTGGAAGAAGAGAAGTTATATCTTCCAAGGCTTTGTAACAGAAAATCCTTTAGCGGATGACGAAGCACCAGAGAATCCAATTCGTAGATTTATTATTGGTCCACAGATCTTCCAGATCATCAAGCAGGCGCTTATGGATCCAGATATGGAAGAACTGCCAACAGATTATACTGCTGGTGTAGACTTCCGTCTAAACAAAACTTCAAAAGGTGGTTATGCAGACTATAGCACAAGTAATTGGGCACGTAGAGAGCGTCCACTAGATGATGCCGAAATGCAAGCAGTGAATACACATGGCTTGTTTAACCTTTCAGACTTTCTTCCTAAGAAGCCAACTGACGTTGAGCTAAAAGTTATGCAAGAAATGTTCGAAGCATCAGTAGACGGTGAAGCATATGATGCAGATCGTTGGAGCAACTACTTCCGTCCAGCAGGAATGGCGGCAAGAACAGGTGATCCTAACACAGCATCATCAAATGGTACAGCAACTTCAATGACTTCACCAGAGCCTACACCTGCTCCTGCTGTAGAGGCGGCACCGACGCCAACACCAGAAGCAACACCAGAGCCAGCCAAAGAAGAACCAGCGGCGGCATCAAGTGATGGTGCAGACATTCTCGCAATGATCCGTGCAAGACAAGGTCAATAATATATACAGTGGGGGAGCAATCCCCCACTAAGGCTTTATAAGGAGAAACTATGGCAAAGGCATTTGATCCGAGTAAGTTTCGGACACAACTAACTAAATCCATTACAGGCATGAGTGCAGGATTCAATGATCCGACTGATTGGATTTCTACAGGTAACTATGCACTCAATTATCTTATTAGCGGCGACTTTCACAAAGGTGTGCCAATGGGTAAGGTAACTGTTTTTGCAGGTGAATCAGGTGCAGGTAAAAGTTATATCTGTGCAGGTAACATTGTAAAAGCGGCACAAGATCAAGGTATCTTTGTTGTATTAATTGATTCAGAGAATGCATTAGATGAATCGTGGTTACGTGCATTAGAAGTTGATACATCAGAAGAAAAATTACTTAAACTTAACATGTCAATGATTGACGATGTAGCAAAAACAGTTTCAACATTTATGACAGACTATAAAGCGATGCCCGAAGAGGATCGTCCTAAAGTGTTGTTTGTTATTGATAGTTTGGGTATGTTACTTACACCTACAGATGTAGATCAGTTTAACAAAGGTGACATGAAGGGTGATATGGGTCGTAAACCTAAGGCACTTACTTCATTAGTACGTAACACAGTTAACATGATTGGTTCGCATAATGTAGGACTAGTATGTACTAACCACACTTATGCATCACAGGATATGTTTGATCCAGATGATAAAATATCAGGCGGACAAGGATTTATCTATGCAAGTTCTATTGTAGTAGCAATGAAGAAATTGAAACTAAAAGAGGACGAAGATGGTAACAAAGTAAGTGATGTACGTGGTATTCGTGCAGGATGTAAGGTTATGAAAACACGTTACGCAAAACCGTTCGAAGGTGTACAAGTTAAGATTCCATATGAAACAGGTATGGATCCTTACAGTGGACTTGTTGACATGTTTGAAAAACAAGGATTACTTGTAAAACAAGGTAATAGATTAAAATATGTTGACCTAGCAGGTAATGAACATCTCGATTATCGTAAACAATGGGTTGGAGAAAAACTTGATTTGATTATGTCTGAATATAACGAAAAAATTAGTCCTGTGGTAAATACCGCAGACGATGTTGTTGAGGAACTAGTCGAAGAAATAATCGAGGAGTAAAAACATGGACGAAAGTCAAATCGTTGATGTATGGACGTTATTTAAAGAATACATGGATAAGAAAAATCTAGATGTTGCTGCCGAGAGGTTTGTAGATTTACTTGCTGATTACGGTGTTGATGATCATACACTTACACAAGTGTTAGGATCGGACAATACTTTAGATCATGCAATAAATTATTTTTTGGATATCGATGCAGAAAACTACGAAGAAGACGATCCTTGGGACGATGAAGATTAATGGGTTGGTATAGCGAAATATCTCGTGACGTATCTAAGATACCAGACGCAGTGAATTATTTTGAAGGCGAACTTAACCAAGCTCGTATTGAAGTAAAGTTAAAAGGTAATGTTGAACGTGCGGCCGCTGAAATGCCCGGTATTGTTGAACACAGGTTTAATCAACTGCAAGAGATTGAAGCTATACTAAACTATTTAAATATCGAACTAAGACGTCTTCGCAGTTCTTATTTCAAAAAATATCTTGAAAATTATCAACGAGCTCTGTCAAGCCGTGACGTTGAAAAATACGTTGACGGCGAGGCAGACGTTGTTGACTATGAAAAAATTATCAACGAATTTGCGCTTTTGCGTAATAAGTGGTTAGGAGTCTTAAAGGCTCTTGATCAAAAACAGTGGCAAATAACCAATGTAGTTAAACTTCGTGTTGCTGGCATGGAAGATGCAACACTATAAATACATAGGAAAGGATTGCCAATGGAAGATTTCACATACCTAATAGATAAAATTTATTCTGCCGAATTTACAGAAAATCCATTTAAATTCATATATGTAGAAGATTTTTTTACAGAAGATCATTTTACAAGAATTACAAATTGTAAACAAATTAAAGTACCTGAATTTAAGTCTACAGAAGAAATGTGTAGTAGACTTACTGACGAATTCAAATACAAACCACAACCTTTTCCCGGATGCACTACTAGTGTAAAAAGTTATATTGAGTGGTATAACAATAAAGACGTAGGAAAGGGAGTTGCAAATCAAGATCTTCTTGAGGGTTATGGTGTGGCTTTCCGATTAAAATTTTACGAAGATAAAATATTAGAAGAATTAGTAGATTTCTTTAACAGTCAGGCCTGGCACAAATGCATAAAAAAGAAGTTCAAAAAGACTGGCGAAACTGGTGTTGATACAGCAATACAAAAATATGTTAGTGGATATGAAATTAGTCCGCACCCAGATATTAGACGCAAGTGTGCAACCTATATGATTAATATAAACACACATGAAGAAGCTGAACACTTAGGGTTGCATACGCATTTTATGGATTTCGAAGATAACAGAAAATGGATATTTGAAGAATGGAAAACAAATACAAATAAAGATACATGTTGGGTGCCTTGGGCTTGGGCTAAAACCTCTTTCGAACATTCAAAAAATAATTCAATTACAATGTTTGCTCCTGACTATAATACATTACATGCTGTCAAGTTAGATTACGATCATACTAAATTACAAAGAACACAAGTATACGGTAACCTATGGTATAAAGGAGATAGTATACCTAAAGTATCAAAAGCTAATTGGAAGAGTTTAGATGCAATATAAACGTAAAGAGGACAATGTTATATTTCCTTGGTTGCAAGAAAATTTACAACCACAAACTAAAATTATTGACATAGGTGCAAGAAAAGGAAATTGGTATAGAAATGTAGCAAAGTTTTTTCCTGATAGTGAAGCACATTTATTTGAACCTACCCCTAAAATTGTTAATATTATAAAACCAAAGTTTAAGAAAAAAACGCAACATGTTCATCAAACAGCATTAAGTAACGAGCAGGGAAATTTAGATTTTCACATTGATCTTGAACTAGGAGGATGGAGCGGTCTAACCAAACAAAGAGAAAATGGAAAGTATCAAACTATTCAAGTTGAAGTAAAAACACTAGACAGTTTTAAATTTAAGAATGTTGGTTTAATAAAAATAGATGTAGAAGGTAATGAATTAAAAACATTAATAGGTGCAACACAAACTATACTTGATAGTAAACCAATTATATATTTTGAATGTGCAGATGTACACATGGTTAATTATAATTACAGTAGTTCTGAAATATTTGATTTCTTTGAAAGCATAGATTATAAAATAATAGATCTAGATTTTAACACATGTACTAGACAAAAATTATTAGAACACACAGCATCTAATTCTAGTTTTTACCATAATTTTATAGCATGTCCAAAACAATAGAAGTACATAGGAAAGTACACAATAACGTAGGTGATTATTTTTGTAACCCAAGCCGTTACTTTAGTATTGATGCTGACTCGCAAGAACTAATGCACAATCCTACACCGTTAGATAATAAAGATCTAATAGTAGGAGGCGGAGGGTTAATACATAAAAAGTTTAGCAAACACATACAAATGCTTTTGGATAAAAATCCAAGGACTTCAACTCTTTGGGGTATAGGACACAATTTTGGTGCAAAGCATGTAAGCAAAGTTGGTGATGTTTATTATCCTAACTGGATAGAACGTTGCGATCTGATTGGTATAAGAGATTGGATAGACGGTTATCAAAAATGGTACTTGCCTTGTGTTAGTTGTATGCATCCTTGTTTTAGTTTCGACTACGATGTTAGGCACGACACTGTATATTTTATACATGCATTCAAAACAAAATATCAAAGCAACGAGATGCCTGTTATGAAAAATAACAAAATGAATTTTGAGGATGTAATTGCGTTTTTGGGTAGCGCAGAAACTGTTGTAACAGATAGTTACCATGGTGCATATTGGGCACAACTTCTAGGAAAAAATGTACACGTTGCTAGTTGGAGTGTAAAGTTTGATCACATGAAGCACCAACCTAATTTCCTCGAATCTATTAATAGTCCTTTACCTAGTATTAAAAATAAAATACCTGGGTTTTTAGAAGAATGTCAAGAGTACAATAGAAATTTTTATCAAAAGTTTCGAAACATAACTTCTTAGTTATATACGCACATAAATATCATTATGAAAACAATCGTTCTTGTAACAGGTGGATTCGATCCATTGCACTGTGGCCACATAGAATATTTTAAGGCCGCAAAACAACTAGGAGACGAATTACATGTTGGTGTTAATTCAGACCAGTGGCTTACCAACAAAAAAGGCAGACCATTTATGCCGTATTTGGATAGATGTGCAGTTATAGAATCCTTAGCAGTTGTAGACAAAGTAATAAGTTTTGATGATAGCGACGGTAGTGCTTGCGGTGCTATTTACAAAACTATGGCAACTCATGGAAAGGTAAAAATTATTTTTGCCAACGGCGGAGATAGAACTAACTTAACTACACCAGAATATAAAACATACGGAGATATGGATAACGTTGAGTTTGCATTTGGAGTAGGTGGTGACAACAAAATGAATTCAAGCAGTTGGATTCTTGATGAATGGAAAACACAAAAGACAGAACGTGACTGGGGGTATTGGCGTGTGTTAGATGATAAGCCATCTAAAGGTTACAAAGTTAAAGAACTAGTAATTCATCCAGGCAAAAGCCTTAGCGATCAAAGACATTTCAAACGCATGGAAGAATGGAATGTATTAGAAGGCATAGTCAAGATGACTACAGAATATAACGGAATACAAGATACAATACACCTTAGTCCTAATAGTGTAACCTATAAAATAGATAAAGAAGTATGGCATTTAGCCCATAATCCTGGCGATGAAAATGCACATATACTGGAAGTGCAATGGGGCGAGTGTTATGAAGAAGATATAGAAAGAAGAGATTAATGAAAGTATTTGTAGGTTACGACACCCGTGAAGATATTGCATACCAAGTATGTAAACATAGTATTACAACTAAACAGCCTCAAGCAGATGTGCGTCCATTGAAACAACAAGAATTACGTGATGCAGGATGGTATAGCAGACCAATAGATAAACTTGCAAGTACAGAATTTACGTTTACACGTTTCCTAATTCCTGAACTTATGAACTTTAATGGATGGGCAGTGTTTATGGACTGTGACATGGTCCTTACCACAGACATCAAAGAATTGTTTGACCAAGCAGACGACA